GACAGATCTAAGATGACACAGAATCTCTCAGAGAAAATGCCATGGTCTGGACATGACGGGTTGATGTTGGGCGCTGTACCTTTAACGAGGTACTTATCCCAACAATACCAAAAGTATAAGGGGACTCCCCATTATACTATACCTTGGGCAGGCTTCTGCCCAAATAAAATTAAAGTTAAACTTTATAAAAAGCGTGCAACTAAAAATAGTGCACCTACTGTAGGCGTAAGCCTATCTAAGGAATTTAACATTCCTGATCCACTGTCATTCTATGACAGTAATTTATGTCTTTTCAAGACATTCAAACCGAAATTCTTTTCAGAATTTCACTGTTTTCTTACCAGGTATACCTGGTGGTATAAAGACCTCCCTGAGGTCATCAAAATGCGACTTGCTTCCCGAGTCACAAAACTTCCCTTCCTTGGTTTACAAGGAGGAACAAAGACCCTTTATAGGAAACTAATAAGGGATAATTCATATCTAAGACAAGTCTTAGAATCTGTTGACGGGCTAATCATAGCCCATCTTTGCGCTTTTCCTGAAAAGGAAAGAAATTATACCTGGTTTAAGAACCAGGCACATTCGTACTTGTGTAATATTATACAAGACCATAAATATCTTAGTTTTCTCAAGAAGACTAAGAAACTATTAAGAAAATATATATTTTCTGATATCCCAGCTGATGTTATCAGAAGGGAGAGATGGGGCTCGCAAGCCCCTTTATTCATGGAGGAACTCCTCCGAACTTGTGTTCCTTGTAGAACAAAGGAACAAGCTTTTAGAGTTATGACAATAACTCAAACTAGATGTGTTGGTTTACCAACACGAGAACTACAGGAGAAATCCTTGAAAGACTGGAAACGTATAGTTTCCAGAAAACCTACACCTATGGGTCCCATAGATGTTAAAACTCTTCTTAAGTCTTTTATAAAGACTAAGAAATTTGATATTGCTTCCATCCAAAAGAAAGCAAAATTACTCTTCTCCACACACGGAGACTTTAATTACCCCCGATCAAAGGGAGGTAAATGTGAGGCACTAGCTCAGCTAGTGTCAAATAAACCTGTCCCAAGATTTAATCTTGGGACTGGAGAAATAATCGGAGAAATCCGGATTAATAAAACACTTACAAATGTAGGTGAATACCTTTTCCATAGCATTCTTGCTAAGGAAACAAGTATGGACGTAAGAGTTACGGCCATCTTAGAACCAGGCTATAAAGCCCGGATCCTAACAGTGAGCGATATCACTCATTCGGAGCTATTAGCTCCAATCAACAAAGTCTGTTTAGACTTCTTATCTCACTTCAAAGAACTCAGAAGTGGGGTTTCTGCCAACCGGCACGGTTGGAACTTTTGTAAGAGTTTGAATCCATCAAACCCTGACCTCAAATGGTTGTTCTATTCTGAACAACCAACATATGGTCTCTCAACTGATTGGGAGACCGCTACAGATTACCTCTCTTTCGAGGTGATCGAGAAGATAGCCCGAGCAATCGGAGATATCTTAGGGATACCAAAATGGTATCTAAATCGTGTTATTAAAGCACTAACCACCCCTAGGAGAGTATTCCATAAGGGTAAATACTGGTTTACAACCAGTTCTGGATGCATGATGGGAGACCCTTTCACAAAGGTAATCCTAACATGCTGTCATATCATTGCTCATGAATTAGCAATGAAAGATAACCCAATACAAGAATATGTATGGGCTGCAGTTGGTGATGATGAAGTCACCATTACAACTTCCATAAAATATCTTATGGATAAACTCCAAGCACACAGAATGCTTGGTATGAAGGTATCAGTTGATGATACGTATATAAGTAGTAAATGGCTTCACTACTCAGAAGAGTTGATTGAAATACCAATCAACCGTTGGAACTGTTTCGAATTTGCATTCAAAACAGGTAGTTGGGGATGGCTCCCCTATGTGGACTATCCTAGAATTAGGCTGGTCCTTTCAGTCCAAACAAATATGGACTTACACCTTTCAGCATTCGCTGATGGAAAAGCGCTCCTTACAGGTAAGGAGCTGCATTGGGTCCCGAAATTTACAGTTTCGGGACTAAGTATGTTCTTGGCTTCTTCATTCCAAGACAATCTTTTAGGAGATCAACTTAAAGCTGATCCTTATATGCCCGTAATCTTTGGGGGTTACGGAAAGGTCCCACCTTCTGTGGGTTATTACCTCCGATATCGGAGAAAGTTTCATAGTAAGACTATGCGGAATTACACTAACAATGTAATTAAATGTTTCTTAGAGTACTATTCTAAGAAGGATAAGCTCTCAAGAATAAAACTTGAGGACTTGGCACATTATGCTTTTAAGCATAATAAAGCCTTCCATAGAGAATCTTGGAGGGCAAAAGT